CGGCTTGAAGCTGCTCTCCACCTCGCTTTTCGGCGCGAATATGCCGGATTTCAATACGGTGACGGCGGGTCGGCATTTCGATGAGATGAACCCTGCAGAGCAGGAAACACTGCGCTATGCCTGTGCCGACAGTGATTACACTCTGCGGCTCTACCACAAATTCAACGGCTGGTTTAAAAAGAACCTCCCACAGCATCAGGACATCGTGGAGCGGGTGGAATCGCCGACGGCGGTCTATGTTGGCATGATGAAGTACAACGGCGTTCCGATGGATACGGATGCAATGGTGGCGCGGCAAGCAGAAGCAGAGGAAAAGCTCGCGGCGCTTCGTGCGGAACTCGACGAGCAGACCGGCGGCGTGGACATCGGCGCAAACGCCTCGACCTCGGCGTTCAAGCAGTATCTGTATACCGACCTTGGATTGCCGGTGCTTAAAACGACGGAAAAGCATCAGGAGGCGGCGGACGACGCGACGATGATACTGCTCACGGAATACTGCCGCGAAAATCGCCCGGAGCTGATGCGCCTGTTCGAGCTGGTACAGGAATACCGCAAGTGGGGCAAGCTCAAAAGCACCTACATCGACGGGTATCTTCACTGTGTCAACAGCGCCACAGGACGCATTCACCCTGACCTTATACCGCTCGGCACAGAAACAGGGCGCTTCGCCTCCCGCAGTCCCAACCTGCAAAACTGCCCGCGCAAAGATAACGACCCGATTGGAGTGAGGAATTTCATCGCCGCGCCGGAGGGCAAGCTGCTCATCTCACTGGATTTCTCCCAGATCGAACTCCGCGTGGGTGCGTTTTACTGCCGCGACGAAAAGATGCTCGAAACCTATCGCGCCGGTGGCGATATCCATGCGGCAACGACCTCGGTTATCTTTCATGTGCCGTTTAGCGAGGCAGCGGACAAGAATGCACCGCATTACAAGGAGCGCCGCACCATCGCAAAGAACTGCAATTTCGGTGTGTTTTACGGACTTTTCCCCAGCGGACTGCAGAAAACGCTGAAGTTCAAGGCTGGTCTGGATATGTCGAAGGAAGCCTGTGCCGGTATCATCGACAATCTGAAAAACGGCTATCCGCGCCTGACCGATTGGCAGGACGATACCAAGCGCCGCGCCGCCAACACCTGCTATGCAGAAACGTGGCTCGGCCGCCGCAGGTACATTATCGGCATCCTCTCGACCGATTGGGGCAAGCGCTCCTTTGCCGAGCGCTGTGCCATGAATACACCGATTCAGGGTACGGCGGCGGATATTTTGAAGCTGGCAATGGGACGCATCGTCGCGGGCATCAAGGAGCGCCCGTGGCTCAAGCCATTCCTGCAGATTCACGACGAGCTGGTGTTCGAGATACCGGCGGACAAGCTCGACGAGGCGGTCGGCTTCGTGAAAGCTTGCATGGAGGTGCAGCCGTTCCCGGCGTTTGACGTGCCAATCATCGCGGAAGCCGCCTACGGTGAGAGCTTCGGCGAGCTGAAGGAAATGGAGGACGTGTGATGTGGATAGATAAACGAAACGCCGAGGGCTACAGTGACCCGACAACCTACGAGGCTATGCGAGGGCTGATGCGTGAGGACTTGCTACGTCGTTATGGGACGGAATACCGCCCGCTCGTTTTCATCTGCTCGCCCTTCGCCGGTGATATGGAGAAAAACACAGAGCGTACACGGGGCTATTGCCGCTTTGCCGTCGAGCAAAACGCGATACCGCTTGCGCCGCACCTGCTCTACCCGCAGTTTATGGATGAGCACGATCCTGACAGTCGCAAGCTGGGCTTGTTCTTCGGGCGGGTGCTGCTTGGAAAATGTCAGGAGCTGTGGGTGTTCGGAGATAAGGTATCCGAGGGCATGAGCTACGAAATCCGCAAGGCGCAGAAGCACAATATACCCATCAAGTATTTTACCGAGGAATGTGAGGTGAAACCGCTATGAGCAATCGCTGCGGCGGGAACTACCCGCAGGAGCTGCTTGACCGAAAGCAATGGGTCAACTGGCGGCTCATTCCCGATAAGGACGGAGGCAAGGACAAAAAGATGCCCTATAACCCCATCACGGGTAAGGGCGCACAATCCAATAACCCTGCGACATGGACGGACTACGCCACTGCCGCCGACGCGCTGGAGCGTTATGGCTTTACGGGGCTGGGCTTTATGTTCTCGAAGGAGGATAACCTCGTGGGCGTGGACGTTGACCATTGCTACGACCCTGAAACGAAAACCTTTAATGAGACGGCGAAGGCAATCATTGCAAGGCAGCCCACCTACATGGAGTTTTCGCCCTCCGGCACCGGCATTCATCTCTTCTTCAAGGGCGCGATGCCCGGTACCGGCAACAAGAATACCAAGACCGGCGTGGAGATGTACGAGCATACCCGGTATTTCACGATGACTGGAAAAGGGCTCGACGGAGCGACGGATACCATCGCCGAGGACAACGGTACGCTTAAGTGGATTCATGAAACCTACATCCGCGCCCCGAAAAAGCAGCAGCAAAGGAAGTCGAAAAAGAGCGCATCCGTGCAGCTGTCCGACGACGACCTTTTGGAGCTTGCCTGTGGAGCCGATAACGGCGAAGCGTTCTCAAAGCTCTGGGACGGCGATTGGCAGGATGCCTATTCGAGTCAATCGGAGGCGGATATGGCGCTGTGCTGTCGATTGGCATTCTGGTCGGGTAAGGACAAAGCGCAGATGGACAGGCTCTTTCGCCAGAGCGGGCTGTTTCGGGAAAAGTGGGACGCGAAGCATCATGCCAGCGGCGCGACCTATGGCGAGGAAACGCTGGACAAGGCTTGCGAGCTGACCGAGGATACCTATGCTCCCGGCAACGATGCGCCGGTGTTTGAGTACAAGGGTATGTATTTCCGCAGCAAGGGTGACAGCATCTATCCTATCACCAACTTTATATTCGTGCCGGTGGAGATGATTGTCGCCGAGGAGGAAACGCAGCTCACCGCCGACCTTGTGACCGTGCGCGGCGAAACCTACCGCTTGACCTTTATGACGACGGACTTCGCCAATCAGCAGAAATTCAAGAACGCCATCAACAAGCGCACCATCGCTCTGAGCTATACCGGCTCGGATGGCGACTTGGAGCTGCTCAAGGCATACATCTCGGAGCTGGAATGGAAAACGAAGCTTGGCGTCAAGGCGATGGGTATTTATGAGCATGGCAGTGGGATGGTATTCGTTACGGTCGAGGGCGCGGTGGACGAAAACGGCGCGTCGGTCGAGGACATCATTCAGCTGGATAAATACCGCAGCATTTGCAGCGACATTCTTGACGCAAAGCTCATCACCGCAACCCAGTTTCAAAGGCTCGGCGAACAGCTCATGTCCTACAACGAACCCGCAAAGGCGGTGTCGATTCTGGCGTGGATCAGCGGCTGCTTTATCAAGGAGCACCTGCGGAAAAAGAACGTGAAATATCCGCATCTCATGCTAATCGGCGAAGCCGGAAGCGGCAAGAGCAATACGCTGGAGCGGGTCATTATGCCGGTGTTCTCCAAGTCAAAGATCGTGGCAGCGGGACAAACGACCGCCTTTACACTGATGAAGGACTCGGCATCCTCAAACACCATTCCGATGGCGCTGGACGAGTTCAAGCCCTCAAAAATCGACAGCTATCGACTTGCGCCGCTGCTGAACCATTTCCGAAACAGCTATGACGGTCAGGAGGGCATCCGTGGTCGCGCCGATCAGACGACCGTGAGCTATGAGCTGCTGGCTCCGCTCGTGGTCGCCGGTGAGGAATCGCCGGATGAGGCAGCGATTCGGGAGCGCAGCATCGAGCTGCTGTTCTCCAAGAAAGACCTGAAAACGGTCGAATATCGTGCGGCGTTCCAGAGGCTGTGCGCCAGTGCCGATTTACTCGGCAGTCTTGGGCATAGCTTACTGAACATCGCGCTGAAAACCAAGCCCGCTGAATGCTATTCGTGGTACGAGGAGGCGCTGGGCGGCTTCAACAAGGAGCTCCCGTCGCGTGTCGTCAATAATCTCGCCTGTATGGTCGCAGGGCTGCGTCTCATGGAAAAGCTGTGTTCCTCGCTTGGATTGACGTGGCATGAGACGTTCCCGTATGCAATCGCTCCCTGCACAAAATACATCGAATATGCGGCGAAGGAATACCTGCTGGACGGCGGCACCAGCAATAAGAGCGTGGTCGAGCAGACGCTTGAGGTCATGTCGCGCATGGGGCTTGACCCGAAGAGCGAGTTTGCCATATGCGATGATGGGAAGACGCTGGCGCTGTGGCTCAATCACGTCTATGACCGTTATACCAAGTACCGCAAGGACTACGCCATCGCAGGAGAAACGCTGACCTATGCACAGTTCAAGAAGCAGCTACAGCACTCGGATTATTTTCTGGAGAGCAACGTACAAAAACGCATCGGCTCGGAGAATCGACGCGTATGGACGCTCAATTATGGGCTGCTCAAAACGAGGTGCGACGTGTCCGGCTTTGAAATCACAGAGGTTGAACCGCTATGAGCGGCGCAATCTGTAACTTAATCGCTCGTGATGTAGCCTCTCGGAGCACAGAAGTTACAGGAAAAGTTACGCCCCAAAAGCCGCTATATAGAACACATTTCAGAGTGGTCGGATGGTTTTGTAACTTTGTAGCTTCAAAAAATATGTATATACGCGAGAGCGGCTTCAATTCCATACGCGTGCGCGTGTGCGCGTGTGAATACACGCAGACCTCTATAAAAGGCGGTTACACGGTTACAAACCCGAAAAAAGTTACAAGGAGTACACTGTGGCAGAAAAAGAAATCGTGAGCGCGATCCTGCGCTATCTCAAAACCGTGCCGAGGTGCTTTGTTTGGAAGGAGCACGGCGGGATGTACGGTACGGCAGGTATCCCCGACATCATCGCCTGTATCGACGGCAGGTTTTTCGCCTTTGAGGTGAAGACGCCGGTCGGGAAAGCAACGGCACTTCAAGCGGCAACTATCCGAAAAATCCTCGCCTGTGGCGGTACGGCTGCGGTCGTCCGTTCGGTTGACGAGGTGCGAGCCGTGATAAACGGCTCTCTGCAATGAACGCTGACTATGAAAACAACGCACCTGTGCTTTACATATACAATGCTCACAATGCGGCATCGCTTCGCTGGAATCACAAAATCCAGATAAGGAGTGTGTCTCATGGACAACAATTACGAAAACCTCGCAAACGCCATCATCCTTCAGGCGGCGAAGGATTACCGCAAGGCGCTGCGTACCCTCTCACTCAATCCGCATAACCGCTCGGCGCAGTACGAATGCCGGAGCATCGAGAGTTTCTTCCGCTCCGGCTGGTTTGGTTTGCTGACCCACCTCGACCCGGAGCTGCTCATCAGCAAGCTGAAAGCGGAGGTGGCGGCATGACTGTTAAGGAATATCTCGGTCAGGCGTACCGTCTCGACCAGCGCATCAACTCAAAGCTGGAGCAGGTCGCTTCCCTCAACGAGCTGGCGACAAAATGCACCTCGACGCTCACGGGTATGCCCCGCAATCCCAATCGCGGCACCTCCACAATGGCTGACGCTGTGGGTAAAATCGTAGACCTGCAAGCGGAGATCAACCGCGACATCGACCGGCTCGTTGATCTGAAGCGTGAGATGGTCAGCCTTATCAAGGCTGTGGACAACACCGAGTACCAGACGCTGCTGGAGCTGCGTTATCTGTGCTTCAAAACGTGGGAGCAGATTTCGGTTGATATGGGCTACAGCATCCAACATATCTATCGGTTGCGGGAGAAGGCTTACGATGAAATTCGTGTGCCGCCCGAAAGATGATAGGTTATGTTAGTAGATGTTCATGCTAAATTCTGATATGATATACTTAGCGAAATAGGAATAAGAGAGCCTTGTGGGAGCAATCCCTCAGGGCTTTTCTTATGCCCACGAGGAGGTGACATCATGCCAAGAAAACCACAGCGACCATGCCAGCATCCCGGCTGTCCGAAGCTGACAAGCGGTCTTTACTGCCCAGAGCATCAGCGACAGGCGGATTATCATTACAATCATTTCCAGCGTGAGCCGGAGACGAATAAAAGGTATGGTCGTGCGTGGAAGCGCATCCGCGACCGCTACATCAAGGCGCACCCGCTTTGTGAGGAATGTCAAAAGCAAGGCAGGCTGACACCCGCCGAGGAAGTGCATCACATCCTCCCGCTCAGTCACGGCGGCACCAACAACACAAATAATCTGATGGCGCTGTGCAAGCCTTGCCACTCGCGTATCACCGTGGAGATGGGCGACCGCTGGCACGAACGGTGAGGTCTGTATCACATTTTGATACAGACCAAAACATAATCACTTTGATCGAAAATATATTCACTCGGTCTTTGCCCCGGTGGGGGCATCTAAATCCTCAAAACTTTTAAAGGCGGACAGCGGCGTGGGGCTTCGTGCGAGAAATCGCGGTTTCAAACGGCTAATATCCCCTACAAGAAAGGAGTGTGATGAATATGGCAAAAGACGGCACCAACAGAGGCGGTGCAAGAATAGGCTCAGGGCAAAAAAAGAAAGCCCTCGCCGATAAAATCTTGGAAGGCAATCCCGGAAATCGAAAGCTGACTGTAATGGACTTTACTGATATGGCAGAACTGACCGGAGAGTCAATGCCTAAACCAAGAAGCTATCTTACCGCCAAACAAAAGGACGGATCCACAACACTGGCGGCTGAGATTTTCAATAATACATGGCAATGGCTTCATGAGCGGGGCTGTGCTCAATTAGTAACCACTCAGCTAATCGAACAATATGCCCAAAGCGTGGCTCGGTGGATCCAGTGCGAGCAGGCAATCAGCGAATTCGGCTTTCTTGCTAAGCACCCCACCACCGGCAATGCTATTCCGTCTCCCTATGTTTCGATGTCCCAAAACTTCATGAAGCAGGCCAACAACATCTGGTTCCAGATTTATCAGGTGGTACGGGAAAACTGCACAACAGAATATCGCGGTGTAACACCTCAAGACGATGCAATGGAAAAGTTGCTCAATGCCCGTCGGGGCGCACTATAATAAACGGAGGAATGTGAAATGACAACTTACAAAACAGCAGAAAGTGTATGCAAAGGGCATCCGGATAAGCTCTGCGATCTGATTGCCGACAATATCTTGGATGCTTGTCTCAGAAAGGACAGAGCTTCTCGTGTAGCTTGCGAGGTTATGGCGACTAAGGGCAAAATTATCGTAGCGGGCGAAATCACCTGTAGCGAAAAAGTGGATATTCGGTTTATCGTGCGAAATGTCCTGCGCGAGGTCGGGTATAATCCTTGGAAGTTTACTGTGTTCGTATTCGTTCATCGACAGAGTGCGGATATCGCAGCCGGTGTGGATACGGCAATTGAAGCGCGAAACGGCATATGCGATCCTTACGGATCTGTCGGCGCAGGTGACCAAGGCACAGTATACGGGTACGCAACAAAGGAAACGCGAGAGTATTTGCCTTTGCCGCTAGTGCTCTCGCATCGCATTGCCAAGCGCATTGATGAATGCCGCGAAGGTAAACTCATCAAAGGCATTCTACCGGACGGCAAGTGTCAGGTTACTGTCGAATATGAAGATGGTAAACCCAAACGTGTGAAAGCTGTGGTGATTTCTGTTCAGCATGAGGCGAATAAAACGCAGGAGCAGCTACGTACGGATATTATGAATAATGTCTTGTGGCAATGTTTTGAGGATTTCCCAATGGACGATGATACCGAAATACTCATTAACCCCAGCGGGCGTTTCGTAGAGGGCGGCCCCGCTGCTGACACAGGACTGACGGGCAGAAAAATCATGGTGGATACTTATGGTGGTCTTGCGTCTCACGGCGGCGGAGCCCTTTGCGGCAAAGATCCGACGAAGGTTGACCGCAGCGGTGCATATATGGCACGGTATATCGCGAAGAACATTGTGTGGAGCGACTTAGCTGAAAGATGCGAGGTCGCTCTTTCTTATGCCATCGGTAAGGCAAGTCCCGTGGCAGTAGCGGTCACTTCATATGGAACAAGCAAGCTGACAGATGAGCTGCTTACCTTGATTGTGCAAGAAGTCTTTAATTTGCGTCCCGCCGCTATCATTGAAAAGCTGCGTTTGCGTACAGCCATATATGAAAGCACGGCGGCATATGGTCATTTCAATTCCTGTCTCTTTCCGTGGGAAAACGTGGATTGTTATAAGGAGTTAAGAAAGGCGGCTGAGAAATATGCTGATTGAAAAGATACCCGCGGCAAAGCTCAATCCAGCTGCATATAACCCTCGAAAAGACCTGAAGCCAGGTGACAAGGAATACGAAAAGCTCAAGCGCTCTATTGCGGAGTTCGGTTATGTGGAACCGATCATCTGGAATAAGACCACCGGTAACGTGGTTGGAGGTCACCAGCGGTTGAAAGTGCTACTCGACCTTGGGCAGACGGAAATCGACTGCGTGATTGTTGAGCTTGATGACAAACGTGAAAAGGCACTTAACCTTGCACTTAATAAAATACAGGGTGATTGGGACGAAGCAAAGCTGGCATCGCTCATGGCAGAGTTTGACGCATCTACATTTGACGTATCCCTAACAGGCTTCGATGCTGACGAAGTAGACGCGCTCTTAAATAAATTTTACTCGAAAGAAGCCATACAGGATGACTTCAACGTAGACAAAGAAAAGGAAGCCATTGAAGCTGCTGGCGAAACACGAACTCATACAGGAGATATCTGGCTGCTTGGACAGCATAGACTTTTGTGCGGCGACAGTACCAGCGAGGTGGATTTCGACCATCTGATGGACGGTGCCCACGCTCAGTGCGCAGTTACCTCTCCTCCATACGGCGTCGGAAAAGAATATGAAAAAGCCGGGATCGAACCGTGGTTTGAAACGATGCGCCCCGCTATAAAGCACATCTGTAAAAATGCAGATATCGTCTGTTGGAACATCGGAGACCTATATGCCACAGGCACCCAGTTTATTGAACCAACCGAAATGTATAGCATTGGGCTATTTGCTGACAACGGCTTCCGTCCTATCTGGATTCGCATATGGAAAAAGCAAGGCATGAATTTCGGCAATTCACCCTATCACCTTGTGACAAATAAACCGGTGCAGCAGTACGAGTATATCACGGCGCTGGCTGCGCAGGAAACTGATGAATACAACGACCAAGAGTTTGCCTGGGTTTCGGCATTCGCCGGCCATTCCTATAAGTTTGTGAAGCGGCTCACCAAGGATGAGCGTAAAAACTGGGGCTATGCCGGAATTTGGGAAATATCTACCGTGCGAGCCAATAAAGATCACCCCGCTATGTTTCCTGTCGAGTTGCCGTGGCGATGCATTAAAATGCATTCTGACCGTGGCGGTGTGGTACTTGAACCTTTCGCGGGCTGTGGAACGACGCTCATCGCCTGTGAACAGACCGAACGCAGGTGCTATGCGATGGAGATTTCGCCGGTCTACTGTGATCTCATCGTAAAACGCTGGGAAACATTCACCGGTGGGACTGCTGTAAAGCTGGAGGTATGATATGGATATACAGAAATTATCAATTGAGAAGTTAAACCCTTCAGCATACAATCCGCGAAAAGACCTTAAACCCGGTGATGCTGAATATGAAAAGCTACGCCGCTCCATTGAGGAGTTCGGTTATGTTGAGCCTATCATATGGAATAAACGCACGGGCAACATTGTCGGCGGACATCAGCGGTACAAGGTACTGGTGGCGCTCGGATATACCGATGTAGACTGCGTGGTACTGGATATCGACGAGCAAAAGGAAAAAGCCTTAAATGTGGCGCTTAACAAGATATCGGGTGAGTTCGACATCCCGCTTTTGACCGACCTTTTGAAGGATATCGGTGCAAGTGGCTTTGATGTATCTCTTACGGGTTTCGACGCTGCAGAGATGGATGCGTTATTCAGGGATAGTATAGTCGTAGGTATCAAAGAGGATGATTTTGACGAGCCATTACCTGAAACGCCAGTTTCCAAGCAGGGAGACATCTGGCTGCTTGGACGGCACCGCCTTATCTGCGGCGATGCTACGAAAGCGGAAACATATAAAAAGCTGCTGGACGGTCAGCAAGTAAATCTCGTGATCACAGATCCACCATACAACGTGGACTATAAAGGTACTGCAGGAAAACTGAAAAATGACAATATGGAAAGTACCAAGTTCCATGAATTCTTGCTCTCAGCATACCGGTGTATGTATGATGCGCTAGTAGATGGTGGTGGGATTTATGTTTTCCACGCTGATCGTGAGACAGTCAATTTCAGGACAGCATTTACGGAAGCAGGCTTCTTCTGTCATCAGACATGTATATGGATAAAGAATACACCGGTCTTGGGGCGCTGCGATTATCAATACAACCATGAACCTATTCTAGTAGGCTGGAAGCCAACAGCCGGTCACAACTGGTACGCTGACCGTAAACAGCGCACGACATGGAATTTTGACCGGCCAACCAAGAGCAAACATCATCCTACAATGAAACCTGTGGCACTGTGCGCATATCCGATTATGAACAGCTCGCTGACAAACAACATTGTGCTTGACCCGTTCGGCGGCAGCGGCAGTACTCTCATTGCCTGTGAGCAGACGGGACGCATTTGCTATATGATCGAGTTGGATGAGCGCTATGCCGATGTTATCGTGAAACGGTATATCGGGCAGACCGGGAACACGGACGGAGTTTTTCTGATAAGGGATGGAGAAACGATCCCCTGCGATAAGGCGCTGAAGAAACATTCGTAGCCATATTTTTCAGCGCCTTTGCATTGGTTTTTTTTGTTTACTGTTCCTTCGGATTTTCCGGGATGACAATTTCACCGTTCTTTTCTTCAAATTCGGCGATATATTTGCGAAGCAGATACAGAATCTCACCGTTAGCCGAACGTCCGTCGTATTTGGCAACATAATGCAGCTTGTAATGCAGTTCGTCGTCAATCCGAATACCCAAATGCTTGTTTTTTTCCATGACGGCACTCCAATCTCAACTTATACTTTATTAAAGATAGTATGAGTTGATTTTAAGTACAAAATGAGCTATAATGTTGAAAATGTACTTATTTTAAGTACGCTAAATTAAGGAAGGAGTACCCGTGTTTGAAAGTATTGATGCAAATCTCAGGCAACCTTGTTGCCTTTATACTTTTGGCTACTGTTGTTCGCGTTGCAAACCGCCGACTTGAAAAGCGTGATCAATTTTATAAATTATTCATAGGGGCTTGCCGTCTCGTGCTGGCGGCCCTGTTCCTTGAAGCGCTCGTTTGTGTTCTGGATGGCCGGTCCTCTGCCTGGGTAAAAAACCTGCTGCAGATTCTTTTTACCATGCTGTACATGCTGCCGCCAGTCCTAGCGTGGCTCTGGGTTCTGCTTGCACGCGCCCTGACGGACGACGGCTGTCAATCGAACCGCTTGATGTCGATTTGCTGGTTTCCTGTAAGTGTCAGCCTTGGCATGGCACTTTTTTCTGCGCACTTCCATTGGCTGTTTTTTATTGATGACAGCAATGTTTATCATCGTGGTCCGTTGTTCCCCGTGTTTTTGATGATTACCGCGGGTTGTTTGCTCATGGGCTTCGTTGTATTGGTTCGCCATAGAAGCACGCAGTTGCGCGGGGATTTTACGCTTCTGGGCTCCATCTATCTGTTTCCGCTTCTTGGCGGCGCGCTTCAGGTGCTTTTTTGCGGCGTTCTGCTGATGTGGAGCCTGACAGCCGGCTCTTTAATGATCATGTATATGTATTTGCAGGAGCGAATGATTCAGATTGACAGTCTGACCGGTGCGTTGAAAGATTATCTTTTGGGCCAGCATTTCAGCAAGATGGCCGGAAAATGCCGAAAGGAACCTATAGGTATTTTGTTTCTGGATCTTGACGAATTCAAAGCCATCAATGATCGGTACGGTCATCTAGAGGGCGACGCGGCACTTCGTGCATTCTCGGAAATTGTCCGCTCACAACTCCGGAAAAGCGATGTTTTCGCGCGCTTGGGCGGGGATGAATTTGTTATTGTGGCGTCTGTGGGCGGGCAGGAGGACTTGCAGGCCATTAAGCGAAAAATCGAATCCGCCCTCGAAGGGTATAACCAAACCTCACATAAACCGTATCGGCTGGAATGTAGCATCGGCTCGAAGGTATTCGACAATTACTTTAGGGTCCAGGCTGCGTTGGCGGATGTCGACAGATTGATGTATGAACAAAAACAGGCCAAAAAGGCCGTCTGATTTTCTACGGATTATTATACGAAATGAACTTGCTATTTTTCGAATATAGAGTGATAGATATACCCACCTTAAGAAAGGTGGAGAATTCCATGAATGAAAAACTTTACAGAGCAATTGAGGACTTTATCACGCAGAGAATGGATGACCTTGGGGCAGATGCGCCCGCTTATGTGGCGGAAACCATAACG